ATCGCGTCGACCGTCCCGGTGCAGTCGCCGACGTGTTCCAGGAACTCCCCGACGAAGACGCCGTCGTAGCGGTCTTCCGGCAGGATCGGCCACAGATCGCACGGCTCCTGCCGCGCGAAGTCGTAGACGGCGCCCTGCAGGAACGTGACGCGGTCGGCGACGCCGAGCTGCTCGGCCGCCGCCTTCGCGGCCGCGATGTTGCCGGCGGCGTAGTCGATGCCGGTGACGTGGACGGTCGGGTTGTGCTTCACGAGCGCCAGCGCGAACGCGCCCGGCCCGCACGCCAGGTCCAGGACATGGGCGCAGCCGTCGTACCGGCCGACGAGCGCCTTGAAGCGTGGGCTGGTCTCGGCCTCCAAGATCGGATCGGAGGCACGCTCGGCGTAGTCCTCCGGTCCCTGCTCGAGCCCGGCGATAACGCGGTCGCAGAGCGTGCGTGCGCGCTCGGCCTCGAGCCGAATGTGCTCCTGCTCGATCGCCATCGAGGCAACCACGCGATCGTGGCGCTCAGGCGTGAAGTCTCCATCACGGGCACTGATCGACGTGCGCGCGCAGTCGCTCAGGATCTCGCGCGAGACGATTTTTGCTGCGGTGTGGTCGTCGTAGTGCAGCAGCTGCCGGAGCACCCGGATCTTCTGCGCCTCGTAGCGCTCGCGGAACGTCCCCAGTAGCCAGGTCTCCCATTCGGCGGCGATCGCCGCGTAGGTGTAGCTGGCCACGTGGTCGCGGCCGGCCTGCTGCAGCGTGCGGTAGGCGAAGCCCTGCTTCCGGCAGTCGGCGATCAGCGACGCGACAGCGTCGACGGCGGCTGTTCGGTAGGCCTCGTCCTTGTCGGCGTCGCCCTTGATCAGGGTCCCGCTGGGGACCGTCTCGGTCAACGCGCCCTTGTAGGAGCCGACGAACGGGGTTCCGTTGGCCTGCGCCTCGATCGCGGCGATGCACGACGTCTCGCCGAAGTCGACGACGCCCGGGTACCACATGACCGCGCTGGCGGCGATCGCGTGGTACAGCGCGGCCTTCCCGAGCTCGCCGAGATGGACGACGCCGCCGACGTCGTTCTGGAGGATGGCGACCGCCTGGTCGTAGCGCTTGCAGACCTCGCCCCAGCCGTGCGCGTCGTACATCGACGAGTAGCGGCACAGGTGCAGGGTCGCGTCGGGCACCTTGGCCTTCAGCAGCGGCCACATGGCGAGCAGCGGCCGCAGGCCACGCTCCGGGCGGCTGATGTAGATGACGCGCGACGGATCTTTCGGCACACCGCTCGCGACGAGCGCGGGATCGAACCCGTTCTTCGTGACGTAGCCGAGCGGCGTGAGCTCGGGCACGAGCTCCTCCCACTGCCGGCGGTGGAACTCAGAGACGTAGACGACCTTGTCGAACGCGAACGCGTGCGCCATGATCGCCAGCTTCATCGAGCCGTCGACGAGGAGATCCTGATTCCAGAGGATGCGCAAGCGCGCCTTCACCTTGTGGCGGAACACGGCCACCATCCTGAGCGCGACGAAGACGTCCCACTCGAGGAACTGATTCACCGCCTCGTGCTCGTCAGCGTGGTGCCACATGACGCCCGCGTGATCGGTGCCGGCCGCCTCGTCCGCGAGCTTCGTGGCGAAGATGTGCACGGCGTGGCCGCGCGTCGCGAGCGCCCGGGCCAGCCCGACGCAGGCGGACTCCGAGCCGCCCAGCGATTCCTTGCCGGCGACGACGCCGGGCGTGAAGAGCACCGAATCGACGTGGAAAGCGATCGACAGCTTCACGCCGTCACCTTCCGATTCTTGGGCGCGGCCGCGTCGGCCTCGGCCTTCAGCGTGTCGCGCTCGTCGAGCAGCGGTTGGACGTCGTTGCGCAGCGCCGCCTGCCAGCGCCGCAGCACCTCGGGGCGGACCGTCTCTCCCGCCCGAACCCGACAGATCTCTTCGATGATGGCGTGCATGTGCTCCGTCTCCTCCCTGAGCCGAACACCCGGCGGACGAGGCCGAAGCCCCGTCCGCCGCGATGGTGAAACGCCGACGGTGTTACGCGCGGATGCGGAACATCGTCTGCGGGTTGTGGACCTCGACCGTGTACTCGCCCTCGATCGCGCCCTTCATCGCCGAGCCCGTCATCGCGAGCGGGATGTGGCGGAAGGTGCGGTTCTGGAGCGGGGTCGGCCGGACACGCTCGCGCGCGATGCCGAGGACCTCGCGGTCCGGCATCCACGGCGACAGCAGCACCGTCGCGGTCCCGAACGGGCCCGTGTAGGTGCGGATCGAGCGCTGGAACACCTCGCTCTTGTTCGAGTCCTGCACCTTGGTGTCGTTCAGGTTCGAGATGTCCTGGTAGGTGCCGGCGCCGCACAGCAGCGCGATCGTGTCGGTCTGCCGCAGCCCGTTGTTGAACGCCTGCTTCCAGACCGCCCCGATGTAGGTGTGGGGGTTGGCGGTGAACGACGCCGCGGTGACGGCGGAGTTGATCGACCCGATCATCGCCCGCAGCCCGTTGAACGAGCGGTAGACGGTCTCTGAGCCGATCGAGTTGCCCGACGCGACGCCGCGGATGACTTCCTTCTCGTAGTCGCGCAGCGCCTCGGCGATGCGGTTCATCTTCTGGTGGCTGTACTCGTCGTCGATCCCGATGCCCTTCACGGCCGCCTGGGTGAGCGAGACCGTGATCGGCAGCTGGAAGAACTTGACGTACGTCTGCTTGCGCCGGCGCGCGCGGGTCACGTCCCCGACGGCGTCCTGGCCTTCGAGTGCCAGCGGCGCGCGCACGAAGAGCTGGCCGGCCGACGCCAGCGAGCCGACGCCGCCCGCGCCGAAGTTGCGCGAGACGAGGACGGAGTTCGGTCCGACGACCGAGGTGACCTGCATCACTTCCGGCGCCGCCGACTCGTTCTCGAGCAGCGTGCCGACGGTGAGCGTGTCGCCGAGGCCGGTGAGCTGGATGCCCGTTGCCGCGGTCGTCGAGTTGATCGCCGACGCGGTCGTGAGGTAGTTGGGCCGGAGCTCCTCCTCGACGAACTCGTGGACGATGTTGCGCGCGAGCGACTCGCCGTCGCCGAGCCAGTCGAGCAGCGGCGTCTCACGGATGGAGACGAGCTTGATTGTCGGAGAAACGTCTTCCTCGATCAGCGACCCGCCGGAGGCGGTGAACTGGTCGAAGGTCGACAGACCGGAGAACGGCATGTTGCCCTCCTTGAACCTGCCCGCCGATGGCGGGGGTCACACCAATGGGTGATGTGCGCTGTTCACGAAAGGCCGCGCCGAGTGCCCGGCAGTTTGCGTCCGCAAGACGGGAGGGGCTTGGTCCGAGGCGCGCATCCCTCCGGCGCCGGCAGTTAACGTCCGCAGGACGGCCCGCAGGCGCGGGCGGCTGGCGAGGCGGCCTACGCGCCCGCCTTGCCCTTCTTCTCGAGTTCGGCGAGCTTCTTCAGCTCCTGTTCGTGGACCACGAGCGCGCGCGGGGATCCCGAACGCAGCGCCTCTTCGGCCGCGGCCTTCACCTTGGCCTTCTGCGCCTCGATCTCCGGTGCACCGGCGCCATCGGTCGTCGAACGGCCGCCGCCGGCCCCGCCACCGTCACCGGTGTTGCCCGCCCGCACCAGGTGCGGGTTGGCGTCGAGAAACTCCTTCACGAGCTGGTCGGGCGTCATCGCCTTGCCGCTGACAAACCGCTGGTTGCCCTGCTCGTCGACGACGATGGCCTCGTGCTCGTCGTTCAGCTTCAGCTGCGCGTCGAGCAGCAGCCGGACCTGCGCGGGGTTCACCGCATTCAGCTTCCCGGCCGCGTCCGAGATGCGCAGCCCGATGACGTTGTCGCGGAGCTTGCCGGCGAGCTTGTCGCCGCGCTCCTTCTCGGCGGCGATCTTCGGCTCGTATTCCTTCTTCAGCGAGTCGGCCTGGTTCGTCAGGGCCTTCTCGTACTCGCCCTTGCGCTCCAGCTCCTTCTGCTCCTGATCGGCCTTGAACTTCTTCAGCGCGGCAACTTCCTCGGAGTCGCCGCCGGCGTTCTTCTTGATGGCCAGCGCCACGGCCGAATCGACGCGGCCCTTCACGAATGTTTCGAGCTCGGCGTTGGACTTGAAGACGACCTGGTCCCCGGTCCCTCCACCGTCGCCGGTGCCGCCGCCACCGCCGCCCGTGTCGAAGTACGGCTGCGCGATTCTCCAGAAGCGATGCATGGACTCCCCTTCCTCCCCTCTTAGGCGTTCAACTGCTTCAGCCGGTCGCCGAGCTCGCGCTCGAGGACCGCCTTCACCTTCAGCTGCTCGTCACTCGTCAGACCCATGAACCGGCGCAGCACTCGGGAGCGGCCGGCTCCGGTGATGTTGTGGTAGAGGGCCTTCTCTTCGCTGCTGACCTCGCGGCTGCGCTGAATGAACCGCGGTCCGCTGAACCGCTCGCGTCCCTTGAGCCCGCCTATACCCTCACGCTTCGCCTGCTTGAGGGACCGCGGACGGATCCTCGGCGCGCGTGTCACCCGACGCGGTGTCTTCCGCTTGGGGATCGGCTGGAACGCCGCGTCGATAAACTTCTTCTTGGCCATCTACTTCGTGAACCCCAGCACCACCGCCGCTCGCTCACGATCGACGCGGACCTCCACGATCGTGAGGTCGTTCAGCATCGCCCCGCTCAGCGTGAGATCCGGCTTCGGAATGCCCCCGACGGACTTGTGCTTGTAGTCCGCGTACTTGGGCGACAGCCCCTGAAACGGCTGACCATCGGCGCCGACCTGCCGGAACCGCGTGCGGGACACGATCATCTCGCGCGCCAGGAGCCCGATCTCGCGCATGTCCTCGGCGGTGAGGAGCTCCAGCTGCTCGAGCTCGAACGACCGCGCTACGCGCACCTGGACGCCCACTACGCCGCCTTCCTTCCGCCAGGCGGCAGCGCCGCGATCGCGGCTTCGACTTCCGGCAGCCGCTTGCCTGTCCCGGCCAGTTCGCGGGCCTCGCTGAACTTGCTGACGGCGTGCCACACGTGCCGGCAGTTCCAGCCGCCGCCGGTCAGGAACGTGTTCGGCAGCTGCCCGTTGTCGAGCGCGTCGATCTGCGCGCGCGTGTAGACCTTGCCGACGTGCCCGCGGCAGAACGGCCGCAGTCGCTCATCGACGGGCCCGACGTAGATGAAGACGTCGCTGGCGCCCGACTTCATCGCCTCGAGCTGGCGCGTGAAGATGCTCAGCGTCGTGTTGTACAGGCGCCGGAGTTGCGTCTCCTCCAGGTCGACGGCGTCGCCGAGGTCCTCCAGGAGCGCCTTGACATCGCGCTGCGAGTAGATCCCCTGCGCCAACGTGCGCCAGAGCGCCTGTGCGGTCTCGTCGCCGGCGCCGAGCAGGTCGATCTTCGCGAGTTCCTGGAGCGCCAGGATGCGCGTCTGGTCGGTCGACGTGAAGGCGCTCAGCTTCGCGGCGCCGCGGAGCTTGCCCATCTGCTCGACGAGCCGGTTCAGCGGGACGGATGTCGCCGTCTCCGTGAGCTGGTCGTAGCCGGCCGTGCGCAGCGCCTTCTGGATCTCGCGCCGCAGCTTGGCGCCGCGGACCGCGCGCGTCAGCGCGGACGGCGTGCCGTCGAGCGCGCCGGTGGCCAGCGCGCGGAGCTCCCGCTCGAGGTCCCGCAGGACGCGTCCGAGCTCGAGGGCGTAGGCGTTGCCGATGCTGTCGGCGACGCGCGCCAGCTTCTCGGATTCCGTCAGGAGCGCGGCGAAGGACTCGCTCACGCGGCCTCCTTGATGGGCGGTTCCTGCCCCTCAACGGGCTCGGCGCCCGCGCCCTTGAGCATCGCGGCCAGCCGTCCAACCCGCTGCAGACCAGCCTGCGGCGGCTCCTTGGCCATCTTTTCGAGCTCCTTGTCGATCGCGTCGATGATGTCCGGCCCTGCGTCGGGCAGGAACTTCGCCACGAGGCGACGCCGAAGCTCCTTCATGAACGCCGGCGGCATCTCGATCGTGATGGCCGCCTGTGCCTGCTCGAGGATCTCG